AGAATCTCAATGCCAGACTACTACGCTTTCTACAACATCCGCACATACGGCTTCCTTCCCTGAGCCACGCAAAATAGGAAAACTCTTCAAGCCAGCACTTCTATATTCCACACTATGCGTATTACTGCCAAGCGTGTATGTGAATTTTTGTGCAGGATGAAGGAACTGCAAAATTGCAGCTTTCGTACAGAGAGACTGTCTGAAAAGGAAAAGCTTGTCTTTCTTACGATACAACTTGCAGATGCGGAATACGAAGGAGTGGGCATAACTGCCCGCTTGGCTTTAGAGGACTTAATACAGAAGGTTCTGGAGGTGGAAGAGTGATGGTACAGCTTTTGACACATCCTGCGATCATTGTTTTTGCGATTTCTTCGTTCGTAGCAATCATCATCAACTACGCAATCATCAAGACAACGATGGCAAACATTATGAAGACGCTGGAACAACTGCAAAAGGACTTAGAAGAAGAGAAGCGCAAGAACGCAGAGATCGAAAAAATGATGTTGAAAGAGTATTTGAGAAAAGAGGACTTCTTAGCTTTTCAAAATAAGGTAGAAGCACGCATGGAAATGAGGTTAGAAAAGCTGGAGGAAAAGATAGAAAGACTTTTACATAAAATGGAGGCTAAGCCATGAGAAAGCAAGTCAATTATCTCATTCTGAAGTTTTTAGAACAAGTGTATCCCGATAGCCTCACCGTGAAAATGATTGAAGCCCTGCTAGCGGACTGGAGGATATTCACAGACAGCAAAAAACTGCTTGAGAAGAACATCAAGTATCTGCTTGACAAGGGCTACATAGAAGTGCTTGAAGTGGAACTGCCCACCCATCACGCAAAAATCCAAAAACTTAGACTAACCGCCAAAGGTAAAGCACTGCTGGAGAAAGAACTTATTGACGAACAGGTGGAGGAAGTCTGATGCCTAGAAGACATTCCCTTGATAGATATCCCGAGGTGAAAGAATACGCAGTAAAGGAATATGAGAGAGGCAAAACACTTAGAGAAATTGAGCAAGAGATAAAAATCAAATTCCCACAAGCCCAAGCCTCCCGATCCTCCATCCACAGGCTAATCAGAAAGCTAAAACCTTTGCTAGAACTCAAAAGAAGCGGGCTTTTGTCTGATGAGGACCTTGATACGTTCCAACAATCTCAAACCCTTGCAACAATTGCAACAGGCTTACTGCTGGAAGTTATAGCAGAATGGCAGGAAAAAGGAGAAGTAGAAGATGCAAAGATAGACGCACTAATGAGGCTTGTGCATACCGCAAGCAATCTCTCCCGTAGCAGTGCATACATAGAAAAGACAAAAACTCAACTAATAGAACACACGGAGAAGGTTCTTGAGAAAGTGGCAAAGACTTTAGCAAAGCATTTAGATGAAGACCTTGCAAAACGAATCATTGCGGAGTTAAAGCATGAGTTATAAAGAGAAAGCAGTCAGCAGAGTTTTAGAGAGAGTGCTTATCTCAAATGCGGACAACGACAGAAAGGAACGGGCAAGGAACGACTTTGCTTTCTTTTGCCAAACCTACCTTTCGCACATTTTCAGAAAACCTTTTGCACCATTTCAGTTTGAAATCATCAGCTTTTTAGAGAATCCAGAGATGAAAAGAGTAGTAGTTGCGGCACCGAGGGAACACGGAAAGACATCTCTCATATATCTGGGCTATGTTCTGTGGTCTATCCTCTACGGGAAGCACAAGTTCATAGTCTGTATTGGAGCATCAGAACAAAGGGCTAAGGAACAGCTGGAAGACATCAGGCTGGAACTGGAAAACAACCCTGCAATTCTACAGGATTTCGGAGAAGTTATTAAACGGGCTACAGTGGAGAGAATAGACACAGTGCATACGACAGTGATTTCACGAGGTGCAGGGCAAAAGCTGAGAGGTTTGGTCAAACGTGGAGAAAGACCCGACCTCGTGATACTTGACGATATAGAGTCAGAAGAACACGCAAACTCAAAGTCTCTCAGAGACAAGTTGAAGAAATGGTTTTACAGGGTGGTTATGGGCTTGAGCCAAAACGCAAAGATTTTTGTCATTGGAACCATTCTCCATTACGACAGCCTGCTTAATGAACTCATCACAAAAGGACAGGAACTGGGCTGGTTTGCTAAGAAATACAAGGCCATCAACGAAAAGGGCGAACCCTTGCATCCTTACCTTTGGACTTTAGAGGCGTTGGAGAGAAAGAAGCAAGAGATCGGAAGTTATGCGTTTGCATCTGAGTATATGAACGAACCCTTATCTGATGAGGACAGGATTTTCAGACCCGAGTGGATCAGGTATTACGAAGAGAAATTAGACCTTTCCAAGCTTGACATCGTGGCAGGCGTAGACCCAAGCACGGGCAAGGAAAAGGGAGACTACACAGCTATAGCGGTTCTGGGTAGGGATAAGGAGACGGGGCGTATATATTCCTTATATATCTATAACAAGCGTGCGACTCCCTCTGAACTCATAGACGCCCTCATCTCCATACAGCTAACTTTTAAGCCCTCTCTGATTGTCTTTGAAGAAGTAGCCTTTCAGGAAGTCTACAGAAAGCTTATACAAGAGATAGCGTCTAAGCGAGGAGTAAGCCTGCCCATCCGAGGTATCAAACCTCACACAAACAAAGTCCTGCGGGCACAAAAGCTTGTGCCGTTTTTTGAGGGCGGGTTGTTCTACTTTGCGAAAGGGCAAGAAGAAGCAGTAAAACAGCTTTTAGAGTTTCCCTTCTCCGCACACGACGACATCGTAGATGCCCTCGTGTATGCGGTTATGGCTTTAGAGGAAAAGGCGACGGCTTTTCCTTACAAGTTTTTAAAGCTTAGATGGCTATAGGAGGTAAAGCATGATAGATTACAGGCTTTGTTGGGATAGCTATACGGGATTAGGCGGTTTCAGTGATGGTTCTTACCTTGTGAAGTATCCAAGAGAGACTGACGAAAAATACGCACGCAGAAGACAGCTTGCTGTATACCCGAACTTCGTCAAAAAGATTGTTGACACCTACGTGGGTGCCCTCTTCAGGGTAGAACCGCAAAGGGACTTTGCAACAAGCATGGAATACGCAGAGTTCTGTCAGAATGTAGACCTACGAGGCACAGACATTGACGACTTTATGAGAAACATTGCAAAGCTAACTCTCATCTACGGCACCGTGTTTGTGATTATAGACAAGCCAAAAGCGGATGTGCCCACCCGAGCACATGAAAAATTTTATGGCATCCGACCTTATGCAACCATACGCCTGCCCACACAAGTGAAGGATATTGAAATAGACAGCTACGGGAGAATTCAGAGAATCGTGTTCTCTGAACTGAACATGTTGAGAGAATTCACACCCGGGGCATGGAAGGTGCAGATGGGAAACGAGACATACGAAGGAGCAACACCTTTCGGAGAGGTGCCTGTGGTGGCGGTGAGCTGGACAGACCCAATACTGCCCACCGATGTTATAGTTCCGCCTTTTATCCATGACATAGCAAGAGTTAGCAAGGACTTATACAACGCAATCTCTGAACTCAGAGAAATCCTGAGAAACTCCACATTTCCTATCTTGACTATTCCCATTCCAGACCAGATATCCGAAGAGAAGTTGAGGAGCATCGTGATCGGAACCGAGAACTTCATAGGCTACTATCCCGAAAAGGGTGGGAAACCTGACTTTATAGCACCACCTGAAAGTCCAGCCAAAGTTTACCTTGAATACATCAACACCCTCATAGACATGATTTACTCACTTGCGAACTTAGAATTTGTAAAAGGCACAGAGAAGCAAAAAAGCGGTGTAGCTTTAGAGTTTGAATTTCAAAACTTAAACAGCTTACTAACTCAAATGGCACAGAACTTAGAACAAGCGGAATACAGGATTGCAGACTTAGTGGCAAAGTGGGAAGGGAAGGATGCATTCAAAGGAACGATTATCTACGAAAAGGACTTCAGCTATAGAGATGTGGAGAGGGAGCTGAAGAAGGCTATGGATGCTTTGACCTTGAACATCTCCGCTACATTTGATGCGGAGCTGAAGAAATACATTGCAAGGATGCTTCTGGGTAGTGAAATTGACGATGCGACTATGCAACGGATAGAGAACGAGATAGACGGGCTGGAGGGCTTGGATAATCAAATGAAGAATGAGCTCGGACTATGAATTGGGAACAAGTCCGTAGGCTTTTTCTGGAGTGGTTTCTCTCGGAGTGGGAAGAGATTGAAAAAGACTTCTCAGAGAAAACAGATAAGCTTATAAACAGACTGCGAGAACAAAACTATCAGATAGACAACCAGACTGAAGAACTGCTGAGAAAGCTTGCAAAAGAGTTATACCACAAAACCACAGCACTCATTACGCACGTAGTAGATGCAGTCAATAAAACTGCAAGATTGCAGAAGGATACCCTCGCCATGCAGATAGCCCAAGAAATAATAAACCACCGTTGGGATGACGGTCTCAAGCTTTCGGAACGCTTCTGGGACTTCTCACAGCAGGCAATAGCAAGACTGAAGAACACAATCACGGAAGGCATACGATATGACCACGGCGTTAAGGCTTTGATGTATAAACTGCAATACACGATTGAGGCTTTAGAAGAGCAGGAGTTTGCAATAGTGCTTAAAGAACAACTTCCGAAATGGCTAAAAGAATTTGAACAAAGCACAAAGGGACTGCTTGTTAATGCGGAAAGCAGGCAAGCATGGGAGAAAATCAAAAAGAAGGTTGAGAAATATGTAGAGAAACGGAGTAAGGAAGGGACTTACTATGCGGGCAAGCAGTTGTTGAAAGAGATTGAAAACGCCTTACGAGAAGGGAAAATGGAACTCGTGGATAGGGCTGTTAGGTGGTGGATATACGATAAGCAACTTTACAGGCTAAAAACAATAGCTTGGACAGAAACCGCACATGCTTATTTGAAAGCAACTGTGGAACTCACAAAGGATGAAGAGGAAATCGTAGGCTATCAATGGAGGCTTTCAAGAAGCCATCCTCGGGCGGATATATGCGATGTTTATGCGAATGTGGATTACGGGCTTGGCAGAGGGGTGCATCCGAAAAACAAACTACCAAGACTTCCCGCACATCCGCACTGTATGTGTTATTTGATCCCGATAGTGAAGAAGGAAGGGATGGAGGAAAGAGAAAAGCCTATTATCCCAAAGAAGGTATTGGAAAGCTGGGCTCCGAAGTGGCTAAAGAAGTATGCGGAAGAAAATGGGCTTAGCTTGGTGGATTTGTTTAATTTTGAAGAGGGGCGATTTTTAAGAAAACGGGAGCTAGGGTTATGAACTGCAAGGTATATATTTACACATATGATCTCTCTCCTCCTTCCACCTACGCATGGAGAGTTAGAAGGAAAATGTGTGCTTTGTGGGCGCTACACGAAAAGCGGGCACACGATACAGTTTTCCGAAAAGTTCACATCATACAACCTCCTCAACGAAGGGAACTGCATTTGTGAGCACTGTTATACTCTTTTGAAGAACCAAGAGTTTAGGAGGAGGTCTTTTGTTCTTTCAAGGGAGGGTGTAAGATTTCTTTCACGGGCAGAATGTAGA